CGATGATGATGCAATGGAAGCAATCTGGAAGAAGCAGTATTCTCTTGCAGAACTCGTTGCTCCTGATCAGTTCAAGTCCTATGATGAACTGAAGAAGCGTCTTGATTATGTTCTTGGTAACAAAGGAACTCGTCGTCAAGATCCTGAGGTTGCCGATGAGGAATCAACTTCCCGTGGTCCGGTTCGTGACCTTGATGAAGATCTTCGTACAGAACTGAGTAATCTGAGTTCTACCAAATCTTCTTCTTATGATGAAGACGATGATGATACTCTGAGTTACTTTGCAAAACTTGCCGAGTGATAAGAACGGGGAGAGAAATCTCCCCTTTTTTATGGGGACTTGATTCTAACGTTATCGCCTCTAATTAAGCGAGTATTCACGTATTGGGAAGATTTTGGATATATCATTATATTTCTAGTATCATTTAAGAATTGTTGTAGATATCCACGTTTCAATACATATATTCCTCTTTTTTCATCATTCTTTTTAATTTCATATTCCAAATTGGTTACTGAAATGGTTATGTTATCTTTTCTAACATATATGCCAGAAGCAGAATCATAATATCTGACATATGAACTCGTTGGTTCTTCGGGAATAATATTTCCATTATCATCAAATTTTGTTTTTGGTCTCGGAGATTTGAAATTATAATCCACAATTTGACCAGCAGGTAAAATTAATTTCCCACTTGAGTCTTTGACTTCTTTTGTTTCGTAGTGATGTGTGCTGGTTAAATTATTTCCATAAACATTATATGCAAAATCATAAATGTCCTTATTGGATAGTGGCCACTGATCTCTGATATGAGTGATACCTGCAGTAATTAAAACTACCCAATCAAGATTTGCTGATCCATAAAGTTCTTCTGCAACTTGATCTGGTCTTTTATCTTCTTGAATTTGGTATTTGTCAAAGACTGTAAAAATATTTTGTAAATCTGTTCTTAACTTAACTCTTCTAAAAAGATTTTTTGCCAGAACATAATCAGAAGAAGAAGTTCTTTCTGAAAGTGGTGAGAGATATTCTAAATCTGGTAGTTCTCTGAAGTATCCCATTTTAGTATCCTACTGTTGTGTCTGAATCTTTATAATCAAGGCCATAAATTGGAACTAATTCTTTAAATGTCAAATCCATAGTCATTGAAACTGGAGTTCCATCATGATAAGTTGCATATACATTTTCGCCAGTATAATTAACTGCCATATCTGTCAATGCACACGGCTTAAATTTATGTAAAAATGGATGATTATTATTACCTTTTCTATATGTAAGTTCAAAAATATTGGGAGCATTTAAAAAAGTATTTTTACCTTCACCGCCACTTTTTGCTGCCATATTTCTTTTAAGACTTCTCATAATATATTTAATTTGCTCACTTTCCTTATCATCTCTTGGAGTCATCTTAAATGAAAATCTAAATGTCCTTAAGGTAACTCCATTGAATAGAAGTTCCATATTTGGATTCAATATTTGTCCACTTTCTCTTGCAAGTAATTGATTAGCAGTAATATTTCCCCCAAAAACACTAACAGCCTCTGCAGCTAATGCCTTTAAAATCATTTTTTGAGCACCAGCATCTTGAAGATCTTTTATTGCTTCTATACCTTCAGTTGCAATTTTGCTTAATCCTCCAGTGATATCAAATACCTTTTTGTTATTGACAGTCTTTGCGTTTGTAAAATCGGTATTCATCATGTTTCCTGCACTCGCAGCCCCAATTGCCGTAAAAGCATCTACACTACTCTCACCATAACTTACTGAATTTCCATCTTGAATGTTGGACGGCATTGGTAATAATATAACACCATCTTGAGTTAAAGATTGTATATTTTTATCCGTAATGGGTCTAGTTTCACTAACATTAACCGCATCTGCATTGTTTAGGATATTAGTTCTAACAAGAGTTGTTCCTGGAGGTGTATATGCCGAAATAGTAATCTGCAAATAGTCGGTACTATCGGTTATAGCTTCATAAGGATATCTTAATACCTGTGTCATTATCCTTTTCTAACTATTTAGACGAAATTTTCCAAATGGTATTGCCTGAAGATCTTTTATTTCCCAAGAATAAACTTCATAAATTCCTTTAGCAACTTCATCCCAAGTGTATTGGCGAATTTCTCCCCAATGAAAATTAATTCCTCTAAATCCCCAAGAAAAAACATCAGTAACTGCTACTAGGGGATTCTGATCATATTGAATATTTGGTGTTTTGGGATTATAGACAAATACATAATATTTTCCTGCACTAGGAACCTTTCCACTTTCACTTAAAACTGATATTATTTCAACCATCAAATCATCTGGATCTTCATTTCCAATTAAATTATTAATTATATTGCGAACACGATTACTGTTATCATCTGTGGGTCTTCTTTGTTGTTTCTCCTGATATTTTGGACTATTGCGAATCGCATCAATTACCTGTGCCTTGGTAAGTTTTTGACTAATAATTTTGTTTAATGGAATTCCATAAAGAACCGCAATCTTACGAATGTCGTCCCTATTATATTGTTCTAATGGTTTTTCAAGTCCTGTAAGTGCCATTACTTTATATTTAAATCTTGTTCGGTGAGAACTTTAAACACCCACTGACGATCCTTACAAAACTCTTCTGCTGCTTTCCATTTTGCCTGATTCTTGACATACTCATAAACCTCATAGATATATCCTTTTGTTTTTCTTTTTTGTGGTATTGGTTCTACTGTTTGTTTTTTTGGTTTAATCTCAATCAAATATTTTTTAACTTCCCCATTACTTTCTTTGGTTTTAATATAGAAATCTGGAAAGTATCTATGAATCTTATTATCTATTGGGGATCTATAAGGAAGTGCAATTTCTTCACTTCCCCATTCCAAAATATTTTCATTAGTATCACAATACACCATAAATTTTCTTTCCCATAAAGATCTATACACAATATTTGTGGTATTTCCTTTATACTTTTGGGGAAATGATGGTTGATATTTTCCCTTATAAGACATCTAAATACTTTATAATATAGTGTTATAGAAATATTTATAGATGGCAATTCCACCAATTGGACAAGTCAATATGACTACTTTGCCAAGTTTTCTTAACTTGGCAAGGACCAATTTGTATCAGGTTTATATTACTCCACAGTGGGGAATTGGTCGTGATGCAACGGAGCAAAATTTTTTAACACATTTAAAAAAAGGTGCCAGTAGGTATGGTGTAATTAATTTTGAAAATGATTTTTCAAATACTTTAGGTCTTTTATGTTCTGAAGCAACTATTCCGACATCATCTTATGCAACTTCAGAAGTAAAAGATAATTTTATGGGAGTATCCCAAGAGTTTGCCCATACAAGAATTAATACGGATATTGATTTTACTTTTTATATTGACAGAGAATATAAGGTTTTAGGTTTTTTTGAAGCTTGGATGGATTTTATTTCTGGTGGAGCAAAAGTTGCTATAGATAATGATAATGCTTTGCAACTTGGTAATTATTATAGAAGATTTAATTATCCCAATCTTTATAAGAATAAGAGTGGAATTTATATTAAAAAGTTTGAAAAAGATTGGCAAACTTCAAATGCTCCTAATATTTCTTTTCAACTGATAAATGCATTTCCAAAATCTGTTTCTTCACTATCAGTATCTTATGGTGAATCGGAAGTATTAAAAGTAACAGTTACTATGAACTATGATCGTTATATTGCAAGAAGAGAATATGCTCCGGTTGTTAATCCACCAGGTTCTTTTCAGGGTGATGATTTACAAAGAGCTTATGATGCAGTACTTGGTCCAGAACAACCCACGATTACAATAAAAGATTTTCCCCAATAAATAACTAAACCTGAATTCTATAGGTCATTATGCCTTTACCAAAAATTTCTACACCAACATATGAGTTGGAATTGCCTTCAAATGAAAAAAAGATCAGATATCGCCCATTTCTAGTTAAAGAAGAAAAAATTCTGATTATGGCATTGGAATCTGAAGATATGAAACAGATTTCTAATGCAATTGTTCAGATCTTGACAGAATGTATTCTTAGTAAGGGTGTGAAGATTTCCGAACTTTCTACATTTGACATTGAATATTTGTTCCTGAATGTTCGTGCCAAATCAGTTGGGGAAACTATTGAAGTTAATATTACTTGCCCAGATGATGGAGAAACTCAAGTATCAATGGAAATTGATATTGATACGATTAAAGTTCAGAGAGATCCAAATCATAACAGTATTGTAAAACTTGATGATACTCTTTCAATGAAAATGAAGTATCCTTCTTTGGATCAATTTATTGAAAATAACTTTGAATTCAGTGAAGAAGAAACTGATGTTGATAAATCTTTAATGATGATCACATCCTGTATTGATATGGTTTATAATGCCGAAGAATCTTGGTCTTCTAAGGATTGCACCAAGAAAGAACTTAAGGAATTTGTTGAGCAAATGAATACCAAGCAGTTTAAAGAAATTGAATCTTTCTTTACAACTATGCCTAAGTTGTCTCATACAATTGTAGTAAAAAATCCTAAGACTGAAATTGAAAGTGAAGTAGTACTGGAGGGCTTAGCAAGTTTTTTCACCTAATAATGGCTCATACCAATCTTGAGTCATATTTTAAAATTAATTTTGCTTTGATGCAGCATCATAAATATTCATTATGGGATATTGAAAATATGCTTCCTTGGGAAAGAGATATCTATGTATCTCTCTTACAACAGCATATAGAAGAAGAAAACGCAAAGAATCAAAGTGGATCTTAATCAGGTTTATTCGGCACCAGCAATACCCAAGTTAGGCAGAAGGAACATTAAGTCTGCACTAATTACTGGTGCCATTAAACCACAGATTGCATTAAAGAAAACAAATTTTAGTTTTGCCAGATCTTTTGTAAAACCAAAAATAGAAGAAGGTCTTACCACAGAAAGTTTAGGACCAATTCTAAAAAAAGAAGGAGATACTGATAAGAAATTTTCTATCATAGAATCTTTTCTTGGATCAACAAATAAAATTTTAGTACAAGTTCAAAATCAATTAGCACTTGATCATTTAAGTAGAATTGCAGCAGAAAAATTACAATTAGAAAAAGATAAGAAAAGAATATCAAGAAAAAAAGTATCGGATAAAGAGAAAAAGATTGAAGAACCTAAAAAAAATATTGCAGAAAGAATTTTTGATAGAGTTACTGCACCAATAAAGAGTATATTTCAAAAGTTAATAGATTTCTTTTCAATAATACTTACTGGTTTAATTGTCAATAATGCATTTAATTGGTTATCAAAGAAAGAAAACCGAGAAAAATTAAAGAAATTTTTTGATTTTGTAGTTGATCATTGGAAAGAAATTTTAATTATATTAGGAACCGCCAAACTTTTAAGTGTTCTACTCAAGGTAGTTGGTGCTGCTAAGGCTCTTAAAGGTCTTATTGATCTATTCAAAAAGAAACCTCCCGGTGGTGGAGGAGGTATTCCTAACATTTGTAATCAAATGTTGAGTTGTTTTGGTGATCCTGCTAATGTAACATCTTTAGCACAAAATTTACTTAAAAATGCTATTTTCGTACAAGGTGCAAAAGGTTTAGTTGGAGGTGCTTCTATACCTCCAGTTCCTGTTGTACCTCCTTTACTTGGCCCTGCAGGAAAACCACTAAATCTTCCTCCTGTAGCTGGAATACCTACACGAAAACCCCAACCCCAACCTCAACCTGCCTTCCAATCACAAGGAAATCCTTCTTGGATAGATGGTATTGTGCAAGGAATGGGAAATATAGACACAACCGCACTTACTGGAGCAGGTGCTATTACGGCAGCAACTTTTAGTACCTTATGGAATATTTTTTCTGCTCTTGCGTCGGCCGACGCCAAAGCAGAAGGTGGAACAATTGAAAAACCCAAAAAGAAATGCACTTCTTGTTCTATGTTTCCACATTTTTCAACAGGTGGAACAGTTGGTAAGGGAGATCGCCCAGGAACAGATACCGTTCCAGCAATGGTTCGTGGCGGTAGAAGAGTAATGCTTGATGAGGGTGAAGAAGTTATCAAAACTAGTGCAGCGATGCTTTTCAGACCACTTCTGAAAGACATTAATAGTAATGGTGGCAGAGAGTGGCTTAAATTTGCAGAAGGTATAAAGAAACAAGAATCTACAAATACTGTTCAGGCAGAAAATAATACTAGATTTTCTAAAGTTCTTGAAGATTATGATAAGGTCTTAAAGGAAGAAGAAAGAAGATTGCGTAAAAAATATAATGATACGATGTTGAAGAACAAACCAACACGTCCTGGCGGTGGTGGCGGTGGTGGTGCTCCTGCCGCTCCTACTCCTGTAACTAGTGGAGGTGGTAGTTCTGGTGGAGGAGGTGGTGCTCCTGCTCCTGCTGCTGCTCCTACTCCTGTAACTAGTGGAGGTGGTGGTGCTCCTGCTCCTGCTGCTGCTCCTACTCCTGTAACTAGTGGAGGTGGTGGTGCTCCTGCAACTAGTGGTGGTGGTGCTGCTGCCCCTACTCCAACTAGTGGAGGTGGTGGTAATAATAGAGCGATGCCAGATGCCAGCAAACCTGGAGCACTAGGAGATCCTGGAAATCCAAACTCTCCTAGAATTGGGGAACAAGTTGGTAATCTTCCACCACCAAAACCAAAACCAACAACATCATCAGCATCACCAGAATCAACAGCATCTCCTATTGGATTATTGCCGTTCAAAACTAAAAATCCATCTACAGATAATCTAAGTAGTCTATTTTCTGCCAATAGAAAAAACCTAGAATCACTAAAACCATCAGGACCTTCTATAAAAGTGTTTAATATGGTAGAAACAAATTCTGCTATTGATCTTACTAATAAAAACAAAGTAGGAAGTGTTCCAGTATCTGGAGGAGATCCTACTCCATTGCCCAACATATCACCAATTAATGGACTGTTTGCGGAAGCTATGGGTGGTTGGATGACTAGTTTGGGAATAGGAAAGGGGATAGGTTAATTATATGAAAACTACAGAATTAAAAAAATTAAAACTAAACGTTACTAATATAAAGAGTTCTTTGTTTTCTTATGGCAAGCAATCTAAGAAAATAAGATCGGATAGAAAAAGTTTCTTCTCCAAAGAAGAAAGTGAAAATAAAAAAAATGAAAAGGAAAATAAGATTGAAAGTCCTCTAGAGAAAATTAAATCCATAGGATCTAATATCAAACAAAGACTAATTGCTGGTCCAATGAGTATTCTTGATAAGATAAAGGAATTTCTTACAATTATTGTTTTTGGATTATTGGTGAATAATCTTCCCAAAATTATTGCAGGACTACAGAAATTTTTTGGCAATAATCCTTGGATTCTTAAGACTATTGAATGGACTATTAAAACAATTGGAAAGGGAATACTGGGATTTATTGATTTAGTTAATAATTTTTCCAAATTTGCTGGAGGAACTTATGCCACTATTGCTAAAACCACTCAAGATATAAAAAAACAAATTGATGGTTTGGGTAATTTATACAATAACTCAGAAAAAGAAATTAAAGATTTAATTACTAAATGGACTTCATTCTTTAATCCAAAACCAACAGCAAAACCATCGACAGCAGCATCTGCAACTGCGGCACAAGCATATGCTAAAAGTAAAGGAAAATATTATTCGAGCACAACTGGAAAAACATATGCAAATTATGCAACAGCATTAAAAAATCCTCAAGTTATGAATGGTGCCCAACAACAAATTACATCAATACAACAACAGAAAAGACCAAAGCAAAAACTTGCTTCTGGTGGCACTGTATCTAGTTCCAGATCAAATGCTGTGGGAACTTCAGCACGACCAGAAACAAGAACATCAACAGTTGCAACCTCACCATTTGCTAGACCTGGTGGGACTGCAAAAGGAAGAAAGGCAGTTCAATCTGTCAATTATTTTGGAGCATTTAATAAGAATACTAAAAATTCGGAAAGAAACACTAAGATGAGTGAGGAAAATACTAATAAATTTGAAGATATTACAGAAAGATTGAAAGCAGTTAATAAGTTAAAATCAAAACTTAAAGATGATAAAAGTGGAAATGCTACTGATAGAGGAAATCCTAATGATACTGGAGATGGTAATGGAGGTGGTGGACTTGAGGGAGCAACAGTTTTTGAAGGACAAGGTGCCGACAGAGTTTGGAATTTCTTTAAGGGGAAAAAATTATCTGATATCGCTGTTTCGGGAATTATGGGAAATGCTCAACAAGAAAGTGGATTTAATCCAACGATTGCCCATTCTCAAAGAGGAAATGGTGGCAAATTTATTGGAATATTTCAATGGGGAAATGGTGGTGATGGTGATAGATGGGGTCAATTGGTAAAATGGGCCAAGAAAAAGAAATACGATCCAGAAAATATTGACACTCAATTGGAATGGACTTGGGTCGAATTGGAAGGAAGTTATAATACTGCTTATAATGAGATTAAAAATGCAAAAACTCCTGAAGAGGCAGCTCAAATTTGGTATGAAAAATATGAGGTAGCAAGCGATGGTCTTACAAAGCGTCAAAATTATGCAAGAGGTTTTTATAAAAAATACAAAGGTAAGCTTCCAAAAGCAATTACTAAAGTAAGTCAAAGAAAACTTCCCCCACTTCCAGAAAGAAATTTATCTGGTCAACAATATGGTGCCGAAAGAATAGGTAAAGACGGTAAAAAAAGACAACACGCTGGTGTTGATTTTCCAATAGGTGAAAATGACTACTTTTATAGTAGAATTGGTGGAGTAGTTACTTATAAGGATTTTGATCCATCTCCAAAAGGATATGGAAATTATATTGACATTTATAATTCAAAACTTAATGTGACTGAAAGAATTGCCGAAGGAAGACAAGTTTTAGTTAAAAAAGGAGATTCGGTTAATCCTGGAGATAAAGTTGTACAGGGATTATCTGCAACCGGGGTAATACATTATGAAATTAGAAAAGGTAAATCTACAACTTATGGATATGCAGGAACAGTGAATCCAGTTAAATTTTTGGAAGATCTGGGTGCAAACAAAACTGCCCCAAAAGTAGCAAAACAAAATCTTCCTCCATTGACTGAAATTGTTCATACTATGCAAGATCTTAAGAAAGATATATTACAATTGGGTCCTTATACATTAACTCTTGATGGCACCAATCTAAAAGTTGAGAAAAAAGGTCCATTGGGAGCTTTAGATGTCTTGGGTTTATGGGATATTAATGTTGATGTTAAGAATAAAGATAATTTAGAAACTTTAAAGAAACTTTTAAACGATCTTAAATATTATAAAAATAAACAACCACCAGAAAATTACCGTAATTATGGTGGCAATGCATCAATTAGAACTGTAGGTAAAGATGGTAATATGATTGCTTCCCGATTAAATACTGGAGATCCAAATCAGAAAACTATACTGGTAAATAATAGAATAATCCAACCAATTGTCGTATCAGCATAATATGAGCACAAAACACGCATCGGAAGCATCAAAGTATGAACATATGACCATTGATAAAAATGGTGAAAGAGTTAATTTTGTAAATTTAGATAAGAAAATTACCATTAATAATTTTTCATATTATGAAAGTCTTTTCCATCCAAATGTAACCGCAAACATAATTTATACTGATTTGGGTAATGCAGTAAGTGCTAATAAATCGGAGGACGTTTCTGAAAGAGCAGGAACACTTACATCATCTCTTCCAATTCGGGGAAATGAAAAATTTGAATTTATTATAAACAGTAAATTGGGAAAACTTGATTTTAGGTCATATCCATTATATGTAATTGCCGCAACAACACCAACTCAAGAATCATTGCGCCAAGCAACAATGCTGTCCTTATCATCAAGAGCAGCAATTGAAAATGAAACGGCAACACTTTATAAGAAGTATTACAATAATATTGGAGAGACTGTAAATCAAATTCTTACTAAAGAATTAAATGTTCCTTCAAATAAACTTACTGTAGAAAAAACTAAAAATTCATATGCATTTACTGGATCTAGTAGATCTCCATTTTCACTAATTAATTCTTTATGCTCTAAATCAATTCCTGTTCAAGGTTCTGCTGGATTTTTATTTTGGGAGAATAGAGTTGGATTTAATTTCAGATCCATTGATAGTTTAATTGGTGCTTCTCCTGTAGCAACATATCAATATTATGGAGTTGCGACAACTAGTTATGATAATGATGATAATGACTTTAGAATTTATTCATATAGTTCTCAAAAAGATCATAATATGTTAAATGCTTTGCAGACTGGTTCATATAAAACAAAAAATGTTTTCTTTAATCCATATAATTTTGAATATACTGAAATTTATCTCTCATTATCTAAGGCAGGTTTAATAAATTTGGGATCAGAACCAGAGTATCCTGGAGAATTTGATGCAAAAGATGCCTTCACCAGAACACATCATTTTATACTTGATCCTGGAAATATGGAAATTGGAATTAGTAATAAAATCAACAACGATCCTAGAGAATATCAGGCAAAGGCAGTAATGAGATATAATCTATTGATGACTCAAGTTTTGACTATGATGATTCCTTGTAATCCGAAGTTAAAAGCTGGGGATAATATAATTTGTGAATTTGAAAAAACAACTTTCGGAAATAAGGCAGAGGGTTCTATTGAAGAATCTAAGAGTGGAAAGTATTTAATTATGCATCTCTGCCACTCTTTTGATACAAAAAGATCCTTTACATCATTAACATTAGTTCGTGATACTTATGGTCTATATACAGGTGGAGGATAATTAGCAAATGTTTAAACCAGGTTTTTTTGGTAAAAATCCACCTCGTTGGTTTATTGGACAAGTTCCATTAGATCAAACTGAAAATAAAACAAATCCTGAAGGATGGGCCGATAGAGTTAAGGTTCGTATTATGGGATATCAACCTGCAGAAGGATCTATATTAAAAGATAAAGATTTGCCCTGGGCAATTGTTCTTCGCCACACTTCTCATGGGTCTCTAAATAAAATGAGTACTGGAATTGTTGGTGGTGAATGGGTAGTTGGTATCTTTCTTGATGATGATTATGAAAAACCTATGATTATTGGTGTTCTGGGAAGAACTGATCCTTCTTATAATATTACTGGAAGTCAGGTAAAAAATGGTGAAAGTAGCGAATATAAAACAACTTTAAATTGGTTTGGTTCCTTAACTCCGGCACAATATCTAGTTTTGGTAAAATCAAATCGCTCAAATCAGACAAATGCTCCAGTTGATTTCAAATTTTTTAGAAAATAGTAGACATGGCAAAAAAAAATTCAGATGCTATTAATTCTGATCTAACTCAATTTACAAAAGAAGTTCAAAAAGAACTTGATGAAAAGGCAAGAATTAAATTGGGTGGTGGCCCAGTCACTGAAGAACAGGTAATTGCAATACGCCAAAAAATAGCACTTACTGCTGCACTTGAAAAGAATAATGGTTATTGTGAGGTGTCTTATAGTACTGGAGATCCTTGTGGTAAGGATAAGTTTTCTAAGATTAATAGAGCTCTTCAAAGATTGTTTAAATTTTTAAAGAAAGTTAAGAAATTTGCAGACAAATACATTAATGGAGCAATCAATGCCATTCAAGATTTGGAGGGAGAAATTCGTTCCACAATAGAAGTAATAGCATCTGCTATGCGTAGTATTGTTCAAAGAATTAGGGAATGGATTTTAAAAAAAATACGAGCAGGTATAGAAGACATATTAAATATGATCTTACCACCACTACTTAAACAAATTAAGAGTGGTGTTTTGAAGACACTTATAGATCAACTTTTTTGTAAGTTTGAACAGATTATTGCCAATCTTGCTAAATTGGTTGCAGAATTTTTATACTCTTTGGTTGGGCAAATTATCAATGCCCCTTTATGTGCCGCAGAGAATTTTGTCAATGCTCTCTTAAACAAAGTTGCAAATGATATTCAGAGAGCATTGGATCCAATTTTTGCTCAAATTAATCAAGTTTTGGGGGGTGTTAGTCAGATTACTGCATCGGTATTTCAAGCAATAGATTTTGTTCTTGGATTTGAGGGGTTCTTATGTAAAGGACCAAAATGTCCAGAAGTAAAGGAATATAAAACTGGAGGATCCGAAGAATCTGAAAAAGATTCAAAACTTGATTTTGGTTTTTTAAAAATTTCAAATGTAATTAATAATAAGAATGTTGAAGGTTGGATGAATGATTTCTTTGGACCAAGAGATGAAGAATACTTATCTCCTGGTGGATGTTATTCTGGATCTTTTGAGTGTGGCATTCCTCAGATTCAAATTTTTGGCGGTGGAGGTTCTGGTGCCGTTGCGGGTGCAGTTGTCAATTCTATCGGGCAAGTGATTGGTGCCAACCTATTCTTTAAAGGTACTGGATACACTTCGCCACCTTTTGTTTCAATTGTGGATCCTGCGGGTTGTGGAGTAAATGCATCCGCATATTCCGTTTTAGGACCACCTGATCCAAATAATGATAATAAAAGTGAAGTTGAAAAAATTATTATTATTGGTTCGGGATATGGTTATAGTGACAAGTTTAATGGTGGTCCCCCAATTATTAATTCCTTTGATGGATCTCCAAATCCAATCACTGTTGGAACAGCATTAATTTTATCTTGGGATGTTAGAAATGCATCAAAAATTTCATTAAATGTTCCTGGTTATAGTGATCTTTCACCCGTCCAATCAATATCTTTACCAATTTATGAGGAGGACGTCTACTTTGCTCCGGGTGAAACAGAAGCAAAAGTAACATATACACTTACTGCAAAAAATAAAAATGATAAATCCGAGGATCAAATTGTAACTAGAGATTTGGAAATTACTGTTGTGACTAAAGATCAGAATCTCAATGCGGATATAAATGCAAATCCTCCAACAATTGATTTGTTTGAGCCAGATCCAAAAGTTTTATCATTGGGTGATGTACTAACACTCAACTGGCAAACATCAAACACAACAAAAGTCTCTCTTAATATTCCTGGATTTGAAACGGTTCCTTTTGATGGGGCAATATCTTTTGTTGTACCATCAGATTTAAAATTTCCTGCAGATGGGAGTAAGTTATTTCAAACATATACTTTAACCGCAGAAAATTCAAATGCTCCTATCGGTCAAAGAGTTGTTACTAATACAATTTCTGTTGAAATAGTAAAGAAAGTGAGTACTGGATCATTGCTAGTACCTCCGGATATTGGTGGTATTGATGGTGAAGGTGGTATTGTTGATCCTGGGGATGGTGTTCCTGCTGATATTGGTGCTGGTGGCGAAACTCCTAATGTAAATGAATATAATCCAAATGATGCCATTTCCGAAATTGATGATGTCATCATAATTGATGATACTGGGACTGGATATTTGCCAGAAGATACTGTCGAAATAATTGGAGGAAATAATGGGGCAGATTTTGAACTTGAACTTACACCTACAGGTCAAATTGTTAATGTAAAAGTTATTTCTCCTGGATATGGATTTGTCACCATTCCTGATATGGTAATAAATAGTGATACTGGCGTAGGAGCAAGGTTTAGATTGAATCTTAAATTCACTCCTATTGGACAATTTATTACTGAAAAACAATTAGAATTATCAGCAATTGGTCCACAGAAATTAGTCCAAGTTATAGATTGTATTACTAGATAATGGCAAACCCAGCACCAGATTTTACCCTTGCAAATAATCCACACGCTCTTATACATTGTGGTCCAATAGGATCCGATAAAGAGGATGATGGAAGAGATCTGACTATTATTACTGGGGGTGGAGGAAATCATATTGCTCATTATAAAAACGGCAATAAAACCGAACACATAGAAGGAGCTTGGAAAGAAGTTTCTGGTTTAGGTAAAAATCCTAAACAAAATGAAGCAATTGCAAGATCAATAACTGCCCATTCTGGAGATATTGTTATAAATGCCGAAAAAGGAAATATTAAACTGATAGCGAAAAATATTTTAATGGAAACAAATGGAACATCACCAGAAGGAAATTTTTTACTAACTTCTAATGGATACATTGTTTTGGCTTCCACCGAAGAGGTTCGCCTTGCCGGAACTAGGATTTGTATTAATGGAACAGCAGGTGTAAATATTGTAAGTGGAAATTTTATTAATATGTCTGGAGATTTAAAAGCATTTGGTCCAGTAACCGCAGTTTCTGCAATTAAAAATCTTGTTGCCGGAAACTGGGGAGCTTTGATTGAAGGTTTAACAAAATCTTGTGGAAGTGTTTCAATAATTTAGGAGGATAGTATTATGACGCATTATTTTGATTCAGTAGCATTTGGAAATATAGAAGGAGTCAATTCCTTATTTGGGGCTTCTGTGGATCTTCCCACTACTTTTTATAAAAGTGGATATTGTAATTTATATAATATTTCTGTTGGAAAAGTTACTGGACTTGAACTTGCCTCACTTGCTGTAGGACCATCTCCAACAGCACCACTTTCACAAGTGCTTGCTGGTGCCTCTACATTTACTGGAGTTCATAATCAGAATGGTTCTATGTTTGTATTAGGTCACACTCAACTTTCTGGCGCATTAATGGATTGTAGTACGACAACTGCATCTTTTAATACTGGAAGTTTTAATGTTACTACCGATAAAGCTTTCATTACTGGTGCAACGGGTGTAAGTGTTGAAGGATTGAAAGTAACAATAGAAGGTATGAGTATTAATATTGGTGGTTTGGATTGGTTTGCAAAAGCTGCAGAGTGGACTGCAAAAAAACCATTTGATATTCCACATCCAACAAAAGTGGATGGAGATTGAGACACGTTTGTATTGAAGGTCCAACGGCAGATGTATATGTGAGAGGAAAACTTAAGGGTTCAAACGTAATTGAACTTCCAGAATATTGGAAAAATTTAGTTGATCCCGAAACGATTACTGTAAATTTGACTCCGATTGCAGCACATCAAGAATTATATGTTGATAAAATTGAATGGGGAACTAGAATTTTAATTAAAAATAATTCTGGTTCTACAATTAATTGTTATTATACTGTTTATGGTGAAAGAGCAGATACTGGAAAAAATATTCCAGAATATGAAGGAACTTATGATGATTATCCTGGAGATAATAGGGAATATGCATCTTCTGGTATGGCAGCAATATCTAATAGAAATACTGAAGAATTTGTAAATTCTAGTAATTCATTAAATAATCCTTATAGTTTTTATTATCCATATAATACCACAACATAACAATGACTAGAATTAAAGTCTATTACACCGACAGACCTCCAGAAGATGTTTCTTTTTTAGAGGTTGATAGTCTATCTGTCACTGGAACTGGTGGTGTTCAAGGACTTAGTGTTGTTAATGGTGTTTTAACTGCTCAACATATTATACTTAAATATGCAACTGAAGCAGAATGGATTGATGAAGATCCTGTACTTCTTGCAGGTGAAATGGGTATTGAATCTGATACTCGTAAGTTTAAATTTGGTGATGGATCAACTGCTTGGAGTGCTCTTGCCTATGCTTCTGGAGGTGGTGGTGGCGCTGGCGGAGGAGATCAGGGAGCTCAGGGTGTTCAGGGAAGAAGTAATCAGGGAATTGCTGGACAATTTGCAGGTCAGGGTGTTCAGGGAGCACTAAGCGATTTTCAAGGTACTCAAGGTCTTCAAGGTCTTCAAGGAAGGCAAGGACTTCAAGGAAGACAAGGTCTTCAAGGTGCTTTAAGCAATAACCAAGGTACTCAAGGATTGCAAGGTGCTCAAGGACTTCAAGGCACCCAGGGTGCTCAAGGTGTTCAGAATGCTCAAGGTACTCAAGGATTGCAAGGTGCTCAAGGTAATCAAGGTAATCAAGGTAATCAAGGTAATCAAGGTAATCAAGGACTTCAAGGACTTCAAGGCACCCAGGGTGCTCAAGGTGTTCAGAATGCTCAAGGTACTCAAGGATTGCAAGGTGCTCAAGGAATTCAAGGTACTCAGGGTCTTCAAGGCACTCAGGGTCTTCAAGGTACTCAAGGACTTCAAGGACTTCAAGGTGCTTTAAGTAATAACCAAGGTACTCAAGGCACTCAAGGTCTTCAAGGACTTCAAGGTAATCAAGGTAATCAAGGTAATCAAGGATTACAAGGTACTCAAGGATTGCAAGGACTTCAAGGAACTCAAGGACTTCAAGGTGCTCAAGGCATTCAAGGTTCTCAAGGCATTCAAGGTTCTCAAGGATTGCAGGGAACTCAAGGATTACAGGGAACTCAAGGACTTCAAGGTAATCAAGGATTACAGGGAACTCAAGGACTTCAAGGTAATCAAGGATTGCAGGGAACTCAAGGACTTCAAGGTTGTCAAGGTGCTCAGGGAACACAAGGACTTCAAGGCACCCAGGGTGCTCAAGGTGTTCAGAATGCTCAAGGTGCTCAGGGAACACAAGGACTTCAAGGCACCCAGGGTGCTCAAGGTGTTCAGAATGCTCAAGGTACTCAAGGGAGGCAAGGACTTCAAGGCACCCAGGGTGCTCAAGGTGTTCAGAATGCTCAAGGTACTCAAGGAATTCAAGGTACTCAAGGAATTCAAGGTACTCAGGGTCTTCAAGGCACTCAGGGTCTTCAAGGTGCTCAAGGTGCTCAAGGTACTCAAGGTACTCAAGGTAATCAAGGACTTCAAGGTTCTCAAGGTGCTCAAGGTACTCAAGGTGCTCAAGGTACTCAAGGTGCTCAAGGTAATCAAGGTAATCAAGGTAATCAAGGACTTCAAGGACTTCAAGGTATTCAAGGTTCTGGATCTCAAGGAAATCAAGGTCTTCAAGGCAATCAAGGTCTTCAAGGCAATCAAGGTCTTCAAGGTGCTCAAGGACTTCAAGGAATACAAGGACTTCAAGGAATACAAGGACTTCAAGGAATACAAGGACTACAAGGTTCTCAAGGACTGCAAGGTACTCAAGGATTACAAGGTATTCAGGGTCTTCAAGGTTCTCAAGGACTTCAGGGGATGCAAGGTTCTGGATCTCAAGGTTCTCAAGGATTACAAGGTTCTCAAGGTTCTCAAGGTACTCAAGGTTCTCAAGGTATTCAAGGTTCTCAAGGATTGCAGGGAACTCAAGGACTTCAAGGTTCTCAAGGATTGCAGGGAACTCAAGGACTTCAAGGTTCTCAGAATGCTCAAGGTACTCAAGGACTTCAGGGTTCTCAAGGACTTCAGGGGATGCAAGGTTCTGCATCTCAAGGTACTCAAGGACTACAAGGTGCTCAAGGACTACAAGGTGCTCAAGGACTACAAGGTGCTCAAGGACTTCAAGGTATGCAAGGTTCTGGATCTCAAGGTACTCAAGGACTTCAAGGTGCTCAAGGTGCTCAGGGAACACAAGGACTTCAAGGTGCTCAAGGACTTCAAGGTGCTCAAGGACTTCAAGGTACTCAAGGTGCTCAGGGAACACAAGGACTTCAAGGTACTCAAGGACTTCAAGGTACTCAAGGAAGACAAGGTACTCAAGGACTTCAAGGTACTCAAGGAAGACAAGGTACTCAAGGACTTCAAGGAACACAAGGTTCCAATATAAGTGAATCATTTAAAGTACAAAATGATCAATCAAATGAATTGAGATATATTGGTCTTTCAACAGCATCAAGTGGATCCATATCAACAATATTTGTTTCATCCGAAAAATTAGTCTTCAATCCATCAACTGGAAGTATTGGAATTGGAACAACTGTTATAACAAATACTTTAACAGTTGTTGGAACTGCAACAGCAACTGATTATTATGGTAGTGGTGCAACTCTTGTTGGAATTGTCACTCAGATTGTTGCTGGTATTGGAGTTACATTAGATCCTGTAAATGGAAAGGGTAGAGTTCAAGTATATTCATATTCGCCAATTGGAAAAACAATCTATGTTTCACAAAATGGCAATGATAGTTATACTGGTTTAGCAGAAAATTATCCAAAAAGATCAATTAAATCTGCTGCAGGAATTGCAAGTTCTGGAGACACAATTAAAGTTTTTCCTGGAGTATATGTTGAAAATAATCCAATAATTCTTGAAAAAAGTGTTTCTGTTGAGGGGGCAGAACTTAGAAACTGCATTGTTACGCCACAAAATTCTGGATTAGATTTATTCCACGTTAATAATAGTTGTCACGTAACAGATTTGAGTTTTGTTGGACCAGATTCAACAAACGGCGCATCAGTTATAGCATTCCGCCCATTATCTGGAGTTTCATCAAATCGTTTCTTTGATGGTGCAAGAATGATTCGTATGAATCTAGATTTTATTGCGAGTGAAACAGTAGGATATTTAACTAGTACTGATTATAGGAATCCAGCATTTTCAATTGGAGTATCAACCTCAGATATTAAATCAGTATTGAAAGCAGTTTGTTTTGATATCACAAGAGGTGGAAACTCTAAATCTGTTGGAGCAGGTAAGACATATTATACAGATGCAGGAGTACTTCAATATATTGTTGGAATAAAAACTGAGACAATGGATGCTCTAACATATGCTGCCGGAATTGCAAGGTCTTGTATTAATAATGTTTCTTTCACAAAACCAGGTGGTGGAAATTATAGAAATTATACACAAATAAAAGATTTAAGTATGCAATCTGATGGTGCATATGGTAATCAAAGTTTAAGTGGTTGTGCAAATGTTGTATCGGCAATTTACTCTTGTGTTGGTGTTGTTACGACAATTATTAGAGATGGATTGGGTGCTCTTGGTGGTGCAGGAATTAACACTACATATCCTACAGCATATGATGGACTAACAAATAATAATTGGTCGGCAACAAAAATTGGAGGAAATACTTATTCGCCAGGTGTTGGACCAATTACACAAGGACCTTACATCAGAAACTGTACTAATTTTATACCAAAAAGTATTGGTTTAAAAGTTAATGGATTTGAGGCAGAACCGGGAGATCAAGATGATATTGGTGTAACTGGATCTATGAGTTTGGATTCATATACTCAATACAATCAAGGTGGAATAGGTGCATCCATCACCAATGGTGCATATGCTCAGTTGGTTTCTCTCTTTACAATTTGTGATGATATTGCGGTTTATACTGCAGGTGGTGGGCAATGTGATATTACCAATTCTAATGCATCTTTTGGTAATTATGGGTTATATTCCAATGGAATTGGGGATGCATCTTCAAGATCCATCTATCGTTATAGTGGAATAGTAACACAGACTGCATCACAAGGTACTGATACTTTAATTATTTCTGGAATTGCATCAAATCGTCCTTATGATGGTCAGGCAGTTTATTTTGATAAATTATATTACTCCATATTGAGAATTGATGTAACTAATGGTGGTTCTGGTTATACATCAGTTCCTATAGTAACAATTGATGCTCCAACAGGTCCAAGTGGAATTAGGGCAGAAGGATCTGCAAACATTTCGGGTGGAAAAGTAACTTCTATTGATATTATTAGTTCTGGATCACAATACTTAACTAATCCAAATATTCAAATTACTGGTGGTGAGGGATCTAATGCTGCAGCATCTCCAGTATTGGATCCAATTTATTATGGAATTGAAAGTGCAACATTACCAAATGCAGGAATATCTACAATCGTTTTGACACAGAATCTAAATAATACAGTTAGTGCCGGATCAACTGCATATTTTTCAAGATTAAGTCTGCAACTTGCAACATCAATATCATTAGAATGGGTTGGATCTGGAACTAATATTAATACTGCAAAACCTGCTTTGGGTGGAGTTTCTATTCAAGATAATGAGGTTTATAAGGTAAATGGTGGACAAGTAATTTATACTAGTACAAATCAATCTGGTAATTTTCAAATCGGAGATGATGTTATAATTAATCAATTAACCGGAACTATTTCTGGTAGAGCATTTAGTCAAAGTTTATTAAATACAGTAACACCCCTTATCATTGCACTAGGTAACTAAAATGGCAGTAGTAGCACTTAATAAGTTCCGAACAATTAGAGTTAGTATTACAACCAATAATGTTGGGATTTATACTTGTCCAACAGGTGTTGCATCTATTGTTATTTTATCTCAGGTTAGCAATATATCATCTGGTGCAGCAAGAAGTACATATACTGTAACCGCAACTCATTCAAGAACTAGCGAATCACCGGCAGATTATATTTTTGCAAATGAGATTTCAATTCCATCAAACGATGGATTAAATTTAGTTTCTGATGGAAGACTTGCACTAGAAACTGATGATGTTATTAAAATCAAAGCAAATGCGAATAATGCTTTAAATCTTGTATTAAGTATTTTAGAAACTGCAAAACAATAGTGAAAAATGGTAAGATATAATTCTGGACGAGTAAGAAGATTTGGGCAATCGGGGATTACCTCTGATAGGTATGAATTTCTTGGATTGGAACAGGCAGAACCAGATTTAGGTGATCCTATAGTTGGTGTTTCTTCAGTCAGTGTAAATCCAGCACCTAGTGGAGAAAAATATATTTTAAGTGCAGTTGATGGATATCCCGGAAAAAGATATTGGATATCTCCATCTGGAGTTGGTGCAAAAGGTGCTCAAGGTACTCAAGGGATACAAGGTAATCAAGGACTTCAAGGTGATTTAGGAAGCAGAGGTCCTCAAGGAAGACAAGGTGCTCAAGGTGTTCAAAATGCCCAAGGTACTCAAGGACTTCAAGGTCTTCAGGGTTTTGCTGGTGGTTCTGGTGAAGGTGGATCCCAAGGTAATCAAGGTCTTCAAGGTAATCAAGGACTCCAAGGAACTCAAGGACTTCAAGGTACTCAAGGTGATCAAGGACTTCAAGGTGATCTGGGAAGCAGAGGTCTTCAAGGAAGACAAGGTGCTCAAGGTGTTCAAAATGCCCAAGGTACTCAAGGATTACAAGGTACTCAAGGTCTTCAAGGTCTTCAAGGTTCTGGATCCCAAGGTAATCAAGGTCTTCAAGGACTTCAGGGTTCTGGATCCCAAGGTAATCAAGGTCTTCAAGGACTTCAGGGTTCTGGATTTCAAGGTTCTCAAGGACTTCAAGGTTCTCAAGGACTTCAAGGTTCTCAAGGATTGCAAGGAAATCAAGGTCTTCAAGGTTCTCAAGGACTTCAAGGTTCTCAAGGTATTCAAGGTTCTCAAGGATTGCAGGGAACTCAAGGACTTCAAGGTTCTCAAGGTGCTCAGGGAACACAAGGTATTCAAGGTAATCAGGGTGCTCAAGGTGTTCAGAATGCTCAAGGTACTCAAGGACTGCAAGGTAATCAAGGTGCTCAGGGAACACAAGGTATTCAAGGTTCTCAAGGACTACAAGGTACTCAAGGAAGACAAGGTTCTCAGGGAATTCAAGGAATTGTAGGAAAACCTTCTGGATGGGTAGTAAAGACTGCTGATTATACCCTGAATGATGGAGATCAAATTATTGCAAATACTTCTGGAGGTTCATTTACCTTAACTCTTCCAGAATCACCAACAGTTTCCTCAATAGTTCGTATTGCTGATGGTGCAGATTGGACTGTTAATAATTTACTCATAAATCCCCTTACTTATGGTAATACAATAGAGGGATATGCTGATGAAGTTTTGACAGTTGATATTGGAAATACAATTTTGGATCTTATCTATGATGGAACTACGTGGCAAGTATATTCATCATTGGGTGCTCAAGGACCTATGGGTGCTCAAGGTGTTCAGAATGCTCAAGGTACTCAAGGACTTCAAGGTGCCCAAGGTACTCAAGGTGCTCAAGGTGTTCAGAATGCCCAAGGTACTCAAGGACTTCAAGGTTCTCAAGGTACTCAAGGTGCTCAAGGTACTCAAGGCACTCAAGGTGCTCAAGGTACTCAAGGTGCTCAAGGACTTCAAGGTTCTCAAGGTGCTCAAGGTACTCAAGGTACTCAAGGTACTCAAGGTAATCAAGGACTTCAAGGTTCTCAAGGTGCTCAAGGTACTCAAGGTGCTCAAGGTACTCAAGGTGCTCAAGGTGTTCAGAATGCTCAAGGCACTCAAGGACTTCAGGGTTCTCAAGGTGCTCAGGGAACTCAAGGACTTCAGGGTATCCAAGGTTTAAGTAATCAAGGTTCTCAAGGTATAAGTGGAACATCCCAATGGACTCCAAATGTAACTGGTGGTGTTGTTATTGTTAATGGTAATACTTTTACCAAATCCAATGGAAACAATAATGTTTTTGATGGACAAGTTTATTCAACTGAAGGTTATACTAGAGGCGTTTATGTTACTGCCAAGGCATCTCAAATAAATGCTGAAATTGTGGTTGGTCTCAATACAAATCCAACAACAAGTGCTAATTTTAACACCATAGATTATGGGTGGCTTTTTAGTTTGGGTGGTGTATTAGCAATTCATGAAACTGATCAATTTGGTTCAACATTATATTCACATGGATCTTATACTACTTCAACAGTTGTCAGTATTACCTATGATGGATATAATGTTAGATATTGGAAAGATGGTGTGGGTATCAGAACCACGGAAAGATCTATTGGAATTCCACTGTATCTTGACAGTTCCTTTAAAGAATTTTCAAGTTTAAATTCTGTTGGATTTGGTCCAATGGGGGAACAGGGAACACAAGGTAATCAGGGACTTCAAGGACTTCAAGGACTACAAGGTTTAAGTAATCAAGGTTCTCAAGGAAGACAAGGACTTCAAGGTTCTCAAGGTGCTCAAGGTACTCAGGGTGCTCAAGGTGTTCAGAATGCTCAAGGTACTCAAGGACTTCAAGGAAGACAAGGACTTCAAGGTGCTTTAAGTGATAACCAAGGTACTCAAGGTGCTCAAGGTACTCAAGGTAATCAGGGACTTCAAGGACTTCAAGGAAGACAAGGACTTCAAGGTTCTCAAGGACTCCAAGGTTCTCAAGGATTGCAAGGATTACAAGGTTCTTTAAGTAATTTTCAAGGTACTCAAGGAAGACAAGGATCTCAAGGTACTCAAGGTCTTCAAGGTGCTTTAAGTGATAACCAAGGTACTCAAGGTGCTCAAGGTACTCAAGGTGCTCAAGGTACTCAAGGAAGACAAGGAACACAGGGGCTTCAAAGTTCTCAAGGACTTCAAGGTTCTCAAGGACTTCAAGGACTTCAAGGTTTAAGTAATCAAGGTACTCAAGGACTTCAAGGAAGACAAGGACTTCAGGGTTCTCAAGGATTGCAAGGATTACAAGGTTCTTTAAGTAATTTTCAAGGTACTCAAGGTACTCAAGGACTTCAAGGTGCTCAAGGTGCTCAAGGTGCTCAAGGTGTTCAGAATGCCCAAGGTACTCAAGGACTACAAGGACTACAAGGTTTAAGTAATCAAGGTACTCAAGGACTTCAAGGACCATTAAGTAATAATCAGGGTACTCAAGGACTTCAAGGGGTTCAATCTACTCAAGGTCTTGCTGCTTCCGATGACGTTAGTTTGGTTATTTTGGCAATGTTATTTTGATGCTTTTAATAATAAATAATCTCATAAGACTATAAAAAAATGGCAGCACCTAATATTAGAAATCCAAGTAGCCTTATTGGAAAAACTGCAGTATATAAAAACGTTCCTACTGGTCTAACAGCAGTTTTAGCAAATGGTGCTGCAAGTGGAGAAGTTTATAAAATTAATAGTATTTTTGCCGCAAATACAAATGGGGCTAGTTTCACAACAATCAGCATATCCCTGTATGGGACAGGCCCATCTGGCACTAATGATCATTATCTTGCAAGTACCATCAATGTTCCACCAGATGCTACACAAATTATTTCTACAAAAGAAACTTATTTTTATCTAGAAGAAGGTTGGTCTATAAGAGCATCTGCCGGAAATACAAATTATATTGATGTCATAGTTTCTTATGAGAAAATTTCAAACCCACCATGAGCCCTCAAAGAAGTACTCTTAGTCGAATTGGTTCTGATTATACTGCTCCCGTAGATAGTCGGGCACAAAGGCGATATAAATCTGGAATGTATCGTCCAGAAGATAATGCTTACATACAAAATTATGCTAAACAAGATAATTTAAAACATCTTTTTTATACTGATTGTAGTGATTCGGTATATAATAATAATCCGGGTACTGTAACTGGAATGTTTGTTAAACCAGATGATTCAACATTATTTGTAACTGGTGCAAATGCTGATCCATTTTATGAGTATCCTAGTGCTGACAATTCTATTACATCAATGCCTCTGAATAATGGGAGCATCGAATCAATTTCAGCATCTACAACTTATAATAGAAAATATTTAAAAATGGGAACATCATCAGAGGGTGGTGCTAGTTATACTGTAATTTATCCAGAACCTTCCGGAATTTCATTTAAACCAGATGGAACAAGATTAATTATTTGTGGAAATCTTATACGTGTTTTTTATGGTTTTGGTGGAAGTCAAAATTTTTATTACTATGGTCCATTTATATTCCAATATAATCTTAATACTGCATGGAATTTAAATTCAATGAATACCAACTCATCTTTCACTTTGGATGGTGTTACTTATAATATATATACTAACTCCGTTCCTGTCGCTTATAGTTACGCACCAGATAGAAAATATGCACTAGACACAGAATCTGTTAAAGTATCAACTGCTACGTTTGGAGGTCCACAAGCACTTAATGCATATGATACAACCAAGATAAAAATGCGAGATATTTTTGTCAAACCAGATGGAAGTAGATTATATTATTTGAGAGGTGATGTATTATATCAATCCAATATTTCTTCTTCTTGGGATATAGGATCTGATGGTGCTAATTTATCTGCGGCAGGATCAAGGGATTTTGCTGATGGTAAAAATTATCTTGTGTCAATTTCATTTAGTTCTGATGGAACCACACTTTATCTTCTTGGTAGAAATTATGGTGGAGCTTTATATGTATATAATCTTTCTGCTGCTTGGGATATAACTACTGCAACATATAATAGTTATCTTTATGTTGGACAATATAAAACACTTGGTTATCTTAATGCATTTAGCCAACAAGAGGCTTCTTTGTACGTTGGTACAGGCATGGCATTTTCAAATAATCAAGAAAGTTTAATTGTTTCTAATAATTATAACAGTGCTTATAATAGATATTTTCAATTCGATACTCTTGCATTTTAAATTATTATGAAATTAGGTCTTTTGGGTTTTACTGGAAATACAATTACTGATAGAACTGCTAATCTTGGTATCTATCGACCAGAAAGTAATGAACATATACAATCCTTTAATGGAGGTCCTGAATGTTATGTACAGGTAGGACAATCTCCAGCATTAACAGGTATTGATCCCAATATTGACATTCCTGGATTATTTATTGGTGGTTCTGGAGATTATTTGGGTAAATATGCTTTTGTTTATAATAGAAATACCCGCCAAGTGTATCGATATACTCTTTTAACACCATGGGACATTTCAACTTTAGATACAGCATCTATAACTGGTAGTCGTAATCTTAATTCATATTTAATTGAACGAACAACTGGTGCTACCAAGACTAATATTAATCCAAATTGGGTTGATACATCACCAACTCAGAATCCAGGAAGTCCAAAAAGTTATTATGATTTGTTGGACGGTCAAGGCATAAGGTTTAGTCCTGATGGAACAAAAATGCATATTTTGGATGGTAATGCAGGATACTGCAAAATTGTTCAATTTACATTGAATACTCCATGGGACCTAAGTGATGGATCATTATCTTTCCCCGACTGTAGGCAAAATTTTCCACCATTCACACCAGCACCAATATTTTGGACAATTTCTGGAACAGATGCTTCAAACCAAGCATATCTTTCATATAAACTTCAAGATCGTGATTTTTGTTTTTCTGATGATGGTCTAAATCTTTATGTTTTAGGAACACGAAGGCAACCTCCTACTACTAATCCTATAGGAATCGAACAAGTGCATAGATTTATATTAAAAAGTGGCGGAACTCCATTTGACATTGGATCATATGCATATAGTGGTGCTGCTATTGCAAATAGTACCATAATATCAAGTAATAGTGCAAATTATACTATTCAAGGAGGATCTCGATTAATAACTGGTACTAGTTATGAGGGATCATATGGAAACATTAGAGGAATGTGCGTCAATAATAATTCTAATAAGATGTATTTCATCGGAGTAACTAAAGCAGTTTTATTTGGGTTAAATTATGATAATTCTTTTGTTGATGTTATAAATCCTCCTACAGTAGATATTTCATCAACTGGCGATCCTAGTAATAATATGTCATATGTGGGAGCATTAAATTCTGGTGAGAGAGAACCTCAAGGAGTGTTCATGAATACCCAAAATAATAATATGGATTTTTATATTGTGGGAAATGGAAGTAAAATAATTTTTCAATATAAATTAGTCTTGAAATAAAACTTAATTCACTATAACTCTTATAGATATTCTATCAATTATGATTAAGTATGAATATGGATGGACAAAATAGACAAGAAGTTGCCGCATATAAAATAACACAATTTCTTACGGATGAATTAACCAAATGCAATGAATATGGTGTAGAAGGTAGTGATCTTAACGGTACTGTTCTTCCAGAAAGTGTAACAAGAAGGCAGGTTGTTCAGGGACGTGATGGTATGTGGAGGGAGAATCACATCACAGAAATTGATCCAATTAAAAATCCTCTTAAAATTATATCCGATTATCAAAAAAACTCCGATCAGGTTGTCCAGGACTATACTGATTATGCTGCGGTTTATGATACTGATATGTACAATTATAATGTTCAAATAAATCAAAAAAAGCAATTGATTTTAGATACCGTATCTGCGGCAGTTGGTGCAGGATGTTCTACTATTGATTTACCATTTGAAACAAGTTTAAATTTTGGTGATCCTGATCCAGAACCACAACCATTTAGTATTAATGGAGTTGTTGTTGGATATGGACAAGCAGTTCGCTTTGGGGATATTATATTCGGTGGTATAATATCAACGGCAACAATATATGAAGATGCATTAAGTGTGAATGTATTCAATAATCTCAAAAATTATAATGACAATGCCAATCCTTTCCGATCCACAACATATACATTAACTCCATCAAATTTTGGTGCCGGTAAGGAAAGTATTGTAAATGATAATGCAGGATCTTCTGTTGGAAATTATGTTGAGGTGGATGATCCAACAGTACCGGCATGTGTTGCTTATGCAAATACTATTTTAAATCTTGCACTGGAAATTGGTGAATTGAGAAAACTTAGAAATAAACAATTAGATGCTTGCAACATTATAAAGGAAGATAAGACTTTAGAAGAAATCAAGCAACGTGGAAGAAATAGAACTAATATAGAAATAGAAAGAAGAAAGACAACATTATCAAATGCAATATCAAATGTTTCTTCGTTTGTTGATGATATTGTTTTGGATAACTTATTCATGTATTTTGATTCAACAAAAGAATATTCACTTGAACATAGTGTAGAAAATACAACAGGTATTGATAAGGTTACGAGTTGGGTAAGCATTTCTAAAGATGCCGTAAATGCTATTCCATCCACTGAAAATCCAACTATTGATTTGGCAGATGGTCCTTCAGTATGGTTTAATCAATATTCATTCACAGGTAAGTATTTTGACAAATATTTTGATTTGAATAAGACTTATATTAATGACAATACCGGAATTACGGATGGAAATGTATCTTATACAATTGAATCGTGGTTTAAAGTAACTGATGATTCAACATTAACTTCAAATGTTAATACTGGTGGTGCAAGTATTGTTGGAATAACCTCAACTGCCGGTATTGGTCTTCAAATTTATAAACCAAGTGGAATTAGACTTAACTTTGGTTCCAGAGGTAATGGTAGTTTAGTAAATTCTAGTAATTTGAGTTTAGATACTTGGTATCACGTTGTATGTTCCAGAGAAGTTGGAAATAATAATCGTATCTATATTAATGGATCCTTGGATAATACTTCCAACATATCTGATCTCAGTGTTACTGGTGTTGTAAGTACTACTCAAATGAGAATTGGATTCTGTACATCCACATATATTCAAAAATATTTTCCTGGAAAAATTTCTGTTATTAGAATGTACAGTAAAGCACTTAGTGATGAGGAAGTATTGAAAAATTACAATGCTCAATCTGCACGTTACACTTGATGAACTGGCACAAACCCCTTGACAGGTGCCTCCAGATGCCTTATAATAGTCAGGTAATCAACCAACCAACATGATTTTGACCCACGATCAACTTAATGCTCTTACTGATCTGATTGAAGACACTGCCGAATTCTATTGTTCGCAAGAAGTGGTGAGTGGTGAGATATTCTGGACTTGTGTAGAGTCCCTTGCAACTGCCAAACTTGCAGAACTTCATGGCGAACTTGAATATTCCAACCCCCTTTGACAAATGGAAATTTTTACAGTAGAAGAGTTTCAGGAAAGATTTGACGAACTTATGGAACGAGTTGAAAATGGAGAACATTTTGGTATCGTCAACGAAGACGGGCAGGCAGCAGTGATGATGCCCGCAGATGACGACCTTATACGAATACACACCGAGGAGAATAACGAAGCTCAGTAATATTCTGAGTTTTTTATGCGAGTATAGCTTAATGGTAGAGCGGCCTGCTTATAACGGGTTGGTCTGGGTTCAATTCCCAGTATTCGTACCTTATGCTCGTTTAGCTATCTGGTGAAAGCACCGATCTCATAAATCGGCACAGGTCGGATCGTAACCGACAACGAGCATTGACTATTATGATTCTTAGAGTTATAATAGTCTTATACACGGGCGTGTAGTCCAGCGGAAGAGACAGGGACCTTAAAAGTCCTCCAGCGGTGGTTCGAATCCACTCACGCCTATAAAATAAATATAAGATATTGAAACACTCAAATGTCTTATCAAATCAGTCAAGCATACTGCTGGTATAATGAAGGCACAATGATTGTTAAGATGTATTTTATCAATCAAATTCCATTTACATTTGATGAACTACCAGAAGGGCACTTATATGATCAAGACCTATGCAAATTAGCAGATAAACAAAGATCATTTGAACCAGAAGATTTATTTAAAAACTCTTTCTACTTAATAGATGAAGAGGCACATCCATTGTTATTTGAGATGGATTTAGAGAATCCACAAGACCTACCAGAAGACATTATGGAGTTTAATGAGGAAGATTTGAGCAGCTAAATAAAGCATAGATTTATTTTGGTCAATATAATCCGATGCCTCTTAATAAGTTAGAGAATTTTATCAAGAATTATGAAGGTAGAATTCTATATGTAAATTCAAACGATCTTGATGCAACTGACAGTATTACGAATCAGGGTAACTCCTTAACAAAACCCTTCAAAACTATTCAGAGAGCATTATTAGAATCAGCAAGATTTTCATTTGTTTCTGGTGAAAACAATGATAAAAATGATAGAACTACAATTCTAGTTTATCCTGGCGATCACATAATTGACAATAGACCTGGATTTAGAATTGTAAAAACGGGACCTGCTCTGGCAGAAGCAATATCACCATTCGGAGAAATTACCTCTCCAGCATCAAACGTATTCAATTTATCTTTACAATCTAATTTTGATTTAACTCAGGAAGATAATATTCTCTACAAATTTAATAGTGTAAATGGTGGAGTTATCTTACCTAGAGGTACTTCACTGATTGGTTTGGATCTTAGAAAAACCAAAATTAGACCAAAGTACGTTCCAAATCCAACAGACGATGCAATTGATCCGTCTGCGATCTTTAGAATTACTGGTAACTGTTTCTTCTGGCAGTTTTCAATTTTTGATGCTCTTCAGACAGAAACGGTCTATACACATCCCCAATATTTTGGACTTGATAGTGGAAATCAATCCATTCCAACATTCTCTCACCACAAATTAACAGTATTTGAATATGCTGATGGTGTAAATAACATATCATATAATGGTATTGATACTGGTCTAAGTGACCTTGATATGTACTATGCAAAACTTTCAAATGCATTTAATGAAAGTTCAACTAGGCAAATTCCTTCGGCACAAAAATATCCACTTCTTCCGGCTGGATTTGCAAAAGAAAGACCTGAATGGGAGATTGTAGGTGCATTTGCAACTGATCCTATTGCTGTTACGGAAATTTATTCTGGAGATAAATTCACTCCAAGTACGGTTGTACGTGTCACTACACAAATACCACACAATCTGACAGTTGATACTCCAATTAGAATCAAAGGAGCAGGAATTGCAAAATATAATATTACAACTGTTGTTTCGACTGCTCCGACTCCAACAACTTTTACATATTTACTTCCATCAGTTGATAATTCTACGCCAGCAGAACCAGGTGGAAACGTAGAAGTTATTATTGAGACTGATACAGTTAAAGGTGCATCACCATATATCTTCAACTGTTCAATGCGTTCAGTTTGGGGTATGAACGGAATGTGGGCTGATGGTAATAAAGCATCAGGTTTCCGATCAATGGTTGTTGCACAATATACTGCAGTTTCCCTTCAAAAAGATGACCGTGCATTTGTTAAATATGATCCTGTCAGTAGGACTTATAGACCATATCCATATACAAAAGAAACTGGAACAGCACTTTCTAGTGGTTCTGCTTCAACTAATAGTGATACCGTATATCACCTAGACAGTGGAGCAGTTTATAGAAGAGGATGGGAACCAAGTCATATTAAATTTACAAATGATGCTTTTATTCAAATTGTTTCGGTTTTTGCAATTGGATTTAACAAGCATTTTGATGCACAATCTGGTGGTGATGGTTCTATTACCAACTCTAACTCAAACTTTGGTCAAATTTCACTTTCTGCGGAAGGATTTAAGAGAGATGCCTTCTTAAAAGATAATTATGCATATATTACATCAGTTATTGCACCAAAACACGTTCAACCAATAGAACAAGATGTTGATTGGATTTCATTTGATGTTCAAAAAACAATCAATGTTGGAATTTCTAGTCATCTTTACTTATTTGGATTTAACACTGCAGATAATATTCCACCATCACTTATTCAGGGATATAGAGTAGGTGCAAGACAGAATGATGTTCTTTATTTGGATTTGCCAGATAGAACTACTGTAAGTACAAAGATCTTTATGACTGATAATGTGGTAAATTCCACAACCCCAGTATCAGAAGGAACAAATTCATCTTATAAAGAATTTTCTGTTATTACTTCTACATCTGCACCAAATTATGATACTTTGGGATTGGGAGTAAATCACAATATTCAGACAGGTGAGAAAATTATAATCATAAGTGAAATTGGTGATTTGCCAGAAAATATTAATCCAAATCAAACGTATTATGCAATTAAAGACGGCAATAATATAAAAATTGCATCTTCATTTACAAACGCAGTAAATGGAATTGGTATTATAATTTATGGTGGAACTCAACTTAAAATCTTAAGTAGAGTTTCAGATAAGGAAACTGGAGAACTTGGATCATCAATTCAATATGACCCAAATAATTCAAATTGGTTTGTTCATGTCGAATTAAATAATGGTATTTACAATAAAATTGCGGAACTTGGAGTTGCTGGATTTGGTGAGCCCAGAACAGATGTTGGTTATATCAAGAGAATTGCTGATAACAGAAGTTTAGATGAAAAAATCTTTAAATTCCGAATTTCAATTCCTAAAGAATCTCCAAATTCTAAGGATTTGACGGAAGGATTTATTGTTCAAGAAAGTAGTAGAACTGGACCAGTAAATAGTTCAGAATTTACCCTTCCATCTATTACAAGAAATAACTTTGATTATCAAAGAAATCCAAGATTTATTAGTACTTGTAGTGAAACTAGTGGAACAGTTACGGTAATTGCCGAAAAACCACACCATCTTAATATTGGAGATAGGATTTTTATTAGGAATGTTAAGTCTTCAACAAATATATCTGGAATTGGTTTAACAGCATATAATGGAGATTTTACCGTTGTAACAACTCCAAATAGTAAAACATTTACATATTCGACAACTGATAACAATAGAGTATCTCATAATGTTGGTATCTTTTCTTCTCCAGTATCAAGAGATATTGAATTGCCAAGATTTGAAAGAAATGATTTACAATCAAATCCTTATATTTACAGAACTGAAATAATTAAACCATATATTGAGAATGTTCAAGACGGCGTTTATCATTCATATATTTTAAAATCTGATGTTGCAGTACCCAATCACTTTATCAACTATAAGTATAATCAAAATGTTGTAGATTTATATCCACAATTAGATAGAGATAATTTAAATGATAATGCAAAGACTGCAATTTCTTATGCTAAAGTATCTCCACTAGGTGAAGTTGTAACTAACGATTTGAAAAAGAGTATTACCAGAGAAACTCTGGATACTTTAATTAAAAAAGTTGGTTTGGGCATAACAATTTCTAGTGTTACGGCAATTTCTGCCGGAATTTCAACAATTACTCTTGGACTGGAGCACGGTCTAAATGGTATTGTTGGATACGGAGCAACTAATTTCAGTACTGGTACTAATGGAACTTACTATAATGTTAGATTGTTAAATTCCGACAATACTTGGAATGGTGCATCCGCAACTGTTATAGTTTCTGGTGGAAAGGTATCGTCAGTATCAATTAGTGATGGTGGATCTGGATATGTGAATGGTGATGTACTAAAACTTGAAGGATTTTCTGGATCCACTATTACAGTTGCAACCAATGCAATCTCATCTTCAGTGGGGAATGTTATTCAAATTACTGGTGATGGATCTGTGGATGATGGTCTCTATAGAATTACTAGTGTTCCTTCTAAGAATCAAATTGCAATTGCAAGAACATCTGGTGATCCGACAATTAAAACTGGACAATATATCTTTAATGTTGGACCATCAGTAGTTACTTCAAGTATTCAAAATTCTTCATCTGGAATTAGCACGTTCATCTTCTCAGCAGGACATGGATTGCTTTCTGGCAATAAGTTTAGAGTTGTTGCAGACAGCGCATCACAATCTAATAATCAAGGAGATTTTGTTGTTAAGGATGTTCTGGGTATTACATCATTTACGGCAACCACAAATCAAACCATATCATCACCTGTAAGAATTCTAAAGCATGGATTTAGTTCAAATGATTTAACTTCAGATTCTGGATTCGAGAATCTAGGATCTAGGGGAATTTATTTCTATGATAATGAATATGCAATTCTTGGAGAAAACGTTACAACTGATTCATCAGATACTACATTATTTGCAATTTCAATTCCGAATAGTGGAATTTCAACTTTAACAAGATTCCCCTTGGGATCTTATATTCAAATTGATAATGAGATTTTAAGAATCTCCAGTAGTACCTTGACTGGAGATAATAAAATTTCAGCACTTAGAGGTTATTTTGGAACCTCAAAAGAAAATCACAATTCTGGATCAATTATTAAAAAGATTTCATTAATTCCAATTGAATTAAGAAGACCTTCTATTCTAAGAGCATCTGGTCATACATTTGAATATCTTGGATATGGTCCTGGTAACTATTCGACAGCATTACCACAAATTCAAGTCAAAAGTCTTACCGAAAGAGAAGATTTTCTCGTACAGTCTCAAGAGAGATCTGGTGGATCGGCATTATATACTGGTATGAATAGTAATGGTGATTTTTTCATTGGAAACACCAAATATTCGGCAACTAGCGGAACTCAAACAACTTTTGACATTCCAATTCCAACAATTACTGGACAAAATCCTTCAAGATTGAGTGTATCATTTGATGAAGTTGTTGTTAAAGAAAGAATTCTAGTTGAAGGTGGTAAATCAAAGCAGATTCTATCTCAATTTGATGGACCAGTAACCTTTAACCAAAATATTATTGTTAATAATGAGCAGACAAAAATTAATGGTGAATTAATTTCATCAAATATTGTTAAACTCAATAATCAAACAGATTCCACTTCTGCAACAACTGGTTCTGTAGTTTCAAAAGGTGGATTTGGAATTGCTAAGAGTGTTAATATTGGTGGCAATTTAAATATTACTGGTGTTACAACTTTTAATGGTGAAGTATCATTTAATAGTGGTCTTGTACCAGATTCTATAGAAGATGCTTATATCGGTTCTGCATCTAAACCATGGGCATCATCTTGGATTGGTGGTATTGGAATTGCAACTGAAGGAGTTCCTGGAGGAACTGAAGTTCAGGACAGAACAATTGAAGGTTTAACCGGAAATCTTGTTCTCAAATCTAAAACTGGAATTACATCAGTAACTGATAATCTACAAGTTGGATTGGATCTTCTTGTTAAGACTAATACTTATCTAACTGGTATTGCAACTGTTCAAACTGGTCTTGTTCCTGATAATGATGTCGATGCATACTTAGGAACTTCCACTAAATCATTCTCTGAAGCATATATTGATGGAGTTAGAATCGGCGTAGGAGGAACCACAACTATTGATACGAGAGGTGGAGACTTAAAACTTGATGCATTCACAAACAAAGTTGATGTTCTTAATGATCTAGAAGTAAGTAGAAACACTTATCTGGTTGGAATCGCAACTGTTGAAACTGGTCTTGTTCCTAATACTGATGAAACTTCTTACCTAGGAACTTCCACTAAATCATTCTCTGAGGCATATATTGATGAGATTGTTATAGGTGCTTCTGATAATACTGTTACTACTAGAAGTGGAGATCTAAAACTTGATGCATTTACAAAAAAAGTTGATGTTCTTAATGATCTAGAAGTAAGTAGAAACACTTATCTGGTTGGTATTGCAACTGTTGAAACTGGTCTTGTTCCTGATGCTGATGTAGGTGCTTACTTAGGTCAATCAAATAATGCATTTGAAAAAGCTTATATTTCTGGAGTTCAAATAGGTGCAGCTGCAGGTGCAGGTGGAACCACAACTATTGATACTAGAGGTGGAGATTTAAAACTTGATGCATTTACAAAAAAAGTTGATGTTCTTAATGATCTAGAAGTAAGTAGAAACACTTATGTAGTTGGAGTTACGACAGTTCAGGGTAATTTATTACCTTATGATACTACAACAGGTAACAATGCAACTCTTGGATCAACTACTCAAAAGTTCTCTGCCGCATATATTGACGAGATTCGAATTGGAGATACTGGTAATGGAACAATTGATACAGCATCTGGAGAACTAACACTAGATTCAACTAGTGGTACTACCAATATAAATGATATTCTAAAAGTAACTGGGGCAGCAACTTTTAATGATAATGTTACAATTAAAGGATCTAGCAAAACATTTGCAATTCAGAATAATTCCTCAACAAATAAATTTACTGTTTCATCTGAAACTGGTGACACCATTATTTCTGGCATATTGTCTGTTACCAACGGCATAACCTTTAGTAGTACTTTATCCGTAACTGGAATAAGTTCATTTAATAGTGATACGGATGCAACAGCATCCACAAGTTCTGCATCTATCAGAACTTTAGGTGGTGCTGCAATTGCTAAACAACTTTGGGTTGGTACTAAAGTAGCATCTCCTGAAATTATACCATCAGGTGTCACTAATACTGGAACTGTTGGTACTAATGCGATTAAATGGGCAAATATGTATGCCACAACATTCAATGGTGCATTGAGTGGCAATGCTACTAGTGCATCTACGATTAATGTATCTGATTCTGATGGTGCTACAACATATAAAATTGCATTAATACCTGATTCTACTGGAAATCAAAATGTTTATAAAGATGCTGGAATTTATTTCAATTCTAGCACTAATGATTTGTCAGTTACTGGGGACCTCGTTGCATTTGCTTCAGATGAAAGACTTAAAACAAACATTAAACCCCTTGAAAATGCTCTAGAAAAAGTTCTGAGTTTAAGTGGATTTACATATAACTTTAATCAAATTGGCGAATCTTTGGGATTTAATACAGAAATAACTCACGTAGGTGTTTCTGCACAACAAATCCAGGCAGTTCTTCCAGAAGCAGTTTGTCCTGCTCCAGCAAGTTCAGAATATCTGACTGTTAAGTATGAAAAGATTGTTCCTCTCCTAATTGAGGCAATTAAAGAACTTGCAGATAAAGTTGAAAAACTTGAGCAAAAATTATCGGATAAATAACTAGAAAGACTAAGAGATGGCAAATTATAATAAGTCATTTAATTTTAGAAATGGTGTCCAGGTTGATCAGGACAACTTCCTAGTAGATTCACTTGGACGTGTTGGTATTGGAACCACCATTCCTAGAACTGATCTAGACGTTTATGGTAATGCCAAAATTAATGGAAGATTAGATACCATTAATTCAATTTCAAGTGGTATTGCAACATTTAGTGGTATTGTTAAGGTTGGTACTGGCATCACAATGGATGCCGCGAGTGGAATTATTAGTGCAACATATTATGGAGATGGGTCTAATCTACTTGGTCTTCCAACTTCCCAATGGATTGATGTTGATCCTTCCTCTGCTTATACTAGCATATATGCTGCAGGAAACGTTGGTATAGCAACTACAAATCCAGGATTCACATTTCAAATCGGAAATAATCCCAATAATTCAAGTGGTGTTGGAACGGCATATGGACTTGGAATTTCTTCAGAAGGTAATGTAAGAACATCTGGCATTATTACTGCAAAATCTTTTGTTGGATCTGGTGCTGGTGTTACTTCAATTAATGCTGATAATATTTCTGCCGGAACTCTTTCTGCCAGTCTATTTTCAAATATTAATTCTTCTGGTATTGCAACAATTGGAACACTAGGAGTTACTGGAACTTCTACTACAAGAAATTTACAAGTTACTGGTGTTACAACAGTTGGATTTATAACTGCCACAAATCTTTATGCCGGTATTGCAACAATTGGAACATTGGGAGTAACTACTGCAAGTATAGGCAGTTTAACAGTTACTCAAAACGTATCTTTTGACAAATTAGAAATAAACACTGGAATTACTACAAATTTATCAGTAACTGGTATTGCAACAATTGGAACATTAGGAGTTACTGGAACTTCTACCACAAGAAATTTACAAGTTACTGGTGTTACGACAGTTGGATTTATAACTGCCACAAGTCTTTATGTATCTGGTATTGCAACAATTGGAATAGTGAAGGGTGATTATTTAGATGTTGGTATTGGTACTATCACAACATTTACATCATCATATTCTCAAATAGGAATTTCTACGGCAACTACATTTAAAGCAATTGATATTGAGGCTACTGGAGTTACAACATCACCAAAGATTGTTTCTGGTAATGTACGAATCAGCAATACTGCAAATACAATTGATACATCATCCAGTGACTTAAAACTTGATGCATCAACAAAAAAAGTTAATGTCGTTAATGATCTTAAAGTAGATAGAAATACTTATCTGGTTGGAATCGCAACTGTTGAAACTGGTCTTGTTCCCGATGCCGATGTAGGTGCTTACTTAGGTCAATCCACTAATGCATTCTCTGAAGCATATATTGATGGAATTAGAATTGGTGTTGGTGGAACCACAACTATTGATACGAGAGGTGGAGACTTAAAACTTGATGCATTCACGAAGAAAGTTTCTATTGAAAATGATCTTTATGTAACCAGAGGTACTTATCTTGCTGGTATTGCAACTGTTGAAACTGGTCTTGTTCCTGATGCTAATGGTGGTGCATACTTGGGTCAATCTGATAAGGCATTTTCCGATGCATATATTGATAATATTAAAATATCCGTTACTGATGGTTCAACCATTGATACTGGAGCCAATGATTTAAAACTTGATGCATTTACAAAAAAAGTTTCTGTTACAAATGATCTTAGTGTAGGTAGAAATTTATCTGTAACTGGAGTATCTACATTTAGTCAAGTTATTAATGTTGCAATAGGTTTTGTTCCTGATGATGATGGTGGTGCATACATAGGAACTTCTGGTAAGGCATTCTCCGAAGCATATATTGATGGAGTTCAAATAGGTGTAGGAGGAACCACAACTATTGATACGAGAGGTGGAGATTTAATACTTAATGCATCCACAAATAAAGTTTCTGTTTCTAATGATCTTAGTGTAGGTAGAAATACTTATATAACTGGAATCGCAACTGTTGCATTAGGTCTTGTTCCTGATGCTGATGTAGGTGCTTACTTAGGTCAATCAAATAATGCATTTGAAAAAGCTTATATTTCTGGAGTTCAAATAGGTGTAGGTGGGACTACAACAATTGATACGAGAGGTGGAGATTTAATTTTAGATTCCTCTACCGATAACGTAAAAGTAAATAATAATTTATTATTACCAGAAAAACTTTATATAGGATCTGGAAGTTATAATTATAATACTTTATATGTTGATGGTCTGAATAACAAAGTTGGAATAGGAACATCTGCTCCGACCAAAGATTTTGAATTTAAAAGACAAGGTGATGCAGAATTTGCAATAATTTCCAATACTGCTAATGCAAAATTAACCGTTTCTAGTGGTAATACATCTTCATACTTTAAAATTAATCCAACAACGTATGAATTGAGTATAATTAACGATTATCCGGCAAATATTTCAAATTATATACATGCTGGTGATCCTGGAATTAGTACTGGAGATTTTAAATGGATTTATGGGCAAAATAATGCAGTATTGATGTCATTATCGTATAAGGGAAATCTTAACATAAATGGGACAAATACCACCCATAAACTGTATGTTGGTGGATCATCATCAATTAGTGGTAATTCTTGGGTTGGTGATAATCTTAGCGTTCTCAATAACATAACTGCAAATTCTATTTCTGCAGTTTCATATACTTTTCCAAGTATAATATCTAATGTAAATCTTAATAGTACATCTGGAGTTTCCACATTCTTCAATATTAATATTCAATCAAGTGGTCGACTGTTGATGGATAGTACTACTCGTATTGGAATTGGTTCAACGTTGCCAAGAGCACAATTGGATGTTTTTGGATTTAATATAGAATCGGGAGGTGGTGGAATATATGCATCATCCGTAGCAATTGGTACAGATGCGTCAGTAACTAATGTAGAAACACTCGATAATTTTCTTGGTCAAGAATATGGACTTTATCTTAAGGGACGATACATTGGTGTAGATAATGGTGCATTGGAAATGTATAATTCATCATTTATTACTATGGCAACAGGTGATTGTCGTATAGGAATAGGTACAACTGTTTATAGAGCAATGATAGATTTTGCTGATGCCGGAAAATCTGTAGATACAATACAAGGAGCTTTTATGCTTCCACCGAGATTGAATAATTCCCAAAGAGCTGGATTAGCAACAGAAGCAGGAGCATTTATTTACAATACATCAACAAATAGACATCAAGGATATAATGGAACGTCTTGGTTTGACTTCTATTAAGACTTGACATAATACCCGAATACTGCTAGAATACCTTTGTTGGGTTTGAAGATGAGTTATGAGATTTAGCTTAGCTATTGGTAATCCTCCATATGGTGTTGGAGGTAATCTTGCTATTAGATTTTTAAATAAGACCTCAGAAATTACAGATGACATCAGGTTTGTGTTGCCAACTTCGGTACGCAAACCTTCTTCTTTGAATAAGATCAAAGCACATCTTCATTGTACTATAGATGAAGATCTAGATCCTTCTACGTTTCCAAATGGTATTAGTGCTGTTAAACAATATTGGGAAGTAAAAAATACATCAAGATTTCAAGTAGGAGTTGGTGAGATTCCTATGATGAGAGAGCATCCAGACTTTGAGTTCTTACCTTACGAACAAAGATTTGATGCAGATGTTTTTGTTGGTGAGTATGGATCGGGACCAAGTGGTAGAGTCAAAACAGAAAACTTTGCACATTATGCCAAAGGTCATCATTTTTTGAAGGTACGAGATCCTAGTGTGATACAAAACCTTGTAGAATTTGCTACGAGATTTAGAGAAGTTGCTTCTAGTTGTAATGGAAGACGACATTTTGGAAAGAATGATTTAATTTCAACCTATATTAAATGTATTGAAGAAAGAGAT